GCCCACCACAATACAACCCTATTCGCTCTGCTGACGGTGATATGACTGGGCAAGCAAACCCTATCCGTACTGGTAAGGTATCTGCGAAAGTATCTGAAAATGGTTATATCACTGTTTTCATTGAAAACACACAGGTTGAAGAAGCTTTAGAGGCTGACCAACTTGACCAATTACTAAGTCCTGTGGCTGAAGACATGGTAACTGAGTGTGAAAGCGAATTAGCTTCATATATGACACTTGCTGCCGCATTATCTTCTGGTGATCCAGATATTGCGATCAATAAATGGTCTGATGTTGCACGAGCTGGTGCGTTATTTAAAGAAACCGGTGCACCTTCTGGTAAGCGTTATGCTGCCATTAACTCTTTTGATGAAACATCACTTGCTGATTTGCAAACGCAACTAGGCGTAAACCCTGATGTGAATGCTGCATGGGCTGGCGCAGTAGTTAAAGAACGTTTTGCTGGTTTAGACCAAGTATTAACTACTAATAACTTAGCGGAATATACTTCCGGTTCACCTGGTACAGGTATCACGCTAGCCGCAACACCTTCAGCAACCTACACTTCGTATAAAGATACCTATCAAATGTCTTTAGCTTTAACGGGTTTAACCATCACTGTTGGTACGTTAAAAGCCGGTCAGCAATTGCAATTCGCTAGCTCTTTACTGGTGAATATGCGTAACGGTAAAATCGTTCGTGAGTCTGGAACTGGCGTTCCGATTACCTTGACAGTACTAGCTGATGTTACTGCTGATGGCTCGGGCAATGCTACCGTTCTAGTATCTGGCGCAGCAATTAGTGAAGCTGGTGTTGATGGTGCATTTAATACCGTTAAAGTTGCGTTAACAAGTGGTGACACTGTAACCATCTTGGGTACTGCTGCAACTGATTACCGCCCCGCATTAGCTTATTGTGAAGGCTTTGTTGGTATGGGTTCTGTTGTACTTCCTAAGTTACATGCTACTGATTCAAGTATCATTAACTACAAGGGCGTTTCAATCCGTGTTCATCGCTTCTCAGATGGTGTTACTAACGTTAACAAGTATCGTTTTGATATCTTACCAACGTTTGCAACATTTAACCCGTTCTGGGGTATGCATTTACACGGTTCGGCATAAGTTTAAATACTAGTTGAATAATGTTATTATTAAGGGACTTTAATCAGTCCCTTTTTTTGGAGTTGAAAAAATGATACATATGACAATGCTTAAATACTCAAAGAACGAACAGGGCTATATTCAGATTGTAACTAATTCGGATAATAAAAAAGAATTGGAGGTGCTTGGTTTTGTCGATCACATCGATAAAGTAAAGCCACCAACTAAGCGCAAGGCCAAATCAGATGCCTAAAAAAATAGATTTAGTTAATGGTGCTTATAAGTTAATTCGCATTAGTGGTTTGACTTCTGCGGCTATACCTGAAGAAATTGAAATAGGAATACAGGTTGCTGATGATCTTGCTGGTGAATTACTTGCTACTTTGAATCTTAGCTGGATACAGCCATCCGAATATGGCACAAGTGACCCCGATGACTTTTCAGGATTAACCTCTCAAACTGCTGGGCCATTTAAAAAACTATTGGCTTTAGAGTTAGTTGATTATTTTGGAAAGGTTGCGCCTCAGTCATTACATATGAATGCTGCTAAAGGTATGCGCTCACTAGAACAGTTATTAGTTAACGTTATGCCTACACAAAACCCTGCCACCCTGCCTATTGGCTCTGGTAATGAGTGGGACTATCGCACAGACAAGTTTTACCCTGAGTCTATAAGTGACGATGGCGCTATTTATAAAAATACTACTGATATATTTCAATACACTAAAGATTGGGCGCAATGGCTCGCTGGCGTTGCTACTTTAGTGTCGGTAACTTATGAGTTTGATGTTGGCATTGTATTGACTAGTGAGTCTATTACCGACACTAATTCAACGGTGACTGTTAGCTTTACTAAAGTAGGTCAGTTCACTTTGTGCGCAAAAGCTACCGACTCAAACGGTAACGCAATCACTGAAAAAGTAATTTATAACGTTTTAGATTGTCACCAGAATATTTTTCCATAAGGATCAGCAATGTCTAGCATTCCTTTTATTAAAGGCGATAAAGTAGATAATAACACTGACTATCGTGACGCTTTAGCTGTAAATTACTATGCCGTATTGCGTCCAGTTTACGGTGAAGAAGGCTACATGATTAATTATTACGGCCTATCTGATTTTGCTACTGGTCAAGGAATTAGCCGAGGCTCTATATGGGTGGCTAGAACAGGATTTCAGGGGCAATACCGAGTAAGTGGGCAAAGCCTTATCAAGATAGAAGATGATGAAAGTGTAACCGTTTTAGGCGCGATACCAGGTACTGACCAAGCATCATTAACCTACTCTTTAAATAACTTGGCAATAGTCGCAGATAAAAAGCTTTATTATTACAATACCACTGATGGATTTAGACAGATAACAGATAGCACTATTGGGTCACCCATAGATATTGTATGGGCTGACTTTCGTTTTGTATTAACTGATGGTGAGTTTTTATTTCAATCAAACGCATTAGATGAGGAGGCGTATGAGCCTCTTGATTTTTCAGGCTCAGACTTTCAACCCGATAAAATATGGGGCGTTGGACTTAATGAAGATAATGAATTAGTTGCGTTCAATGAATTAACGACAGAATACTTTGTAAATATAGGAGCCGATAACTTCTCTTATACTCGAATACCATTAAAAGCAGTAAAAAGCGGCATTGTAGGGACTCATGCAAAGGCTGAATACAAAGATCAATGGTACACACTATCAAGACGCGCCAATACTCAATATCAATTTTCTGTTATTCAATCCGGCTCGTCTGAGTCAATAACCAGTAGAGAAATTGAAAAGGTTTTATCTGCTTACTCTAGCAATGAGCTAGAAAAAACAGTGGTAGAAGTATTCACTAAAGATGCTGTTACATGGATGATCGCACACTTACCAAACGAAACCTTAGCATATAACGATACAGTAGCTAAAAAACACGGTGTTGATGTGGCATGGTCTATATTAAAGACAGATGTTTTCGGTGATGCGGATTATCGCGGAAAAGATATGACTTACGACCCCCGCTTTAGTAAGTGGTGCATTGGTGATAAGCGAGATAATCACATAGGGTTTTTAGATGATTCTGTGTGTACTCATTACGGTGATATCGTTGAGGGCTTATTATTCACGCCTATTTTAGATCTGGAAAGCTTATCAATTGACGAACTTAAACTTAAAACAATACCAGGTATAGCACCTAGTAATGACGCTACTGTTTTTATATCAAGAACTGACGACATGAGAATTCACAGCAAAGAGCATACCGAGAAATACGGAGTTAACCAAGACTACAACAAAAACTTTACTATGCGTAATCTTGGTTATGTTCGAAGCGAAACGGCCTTTAAGATAAGAACAGCATCACGATCTAGAATGGCTTTCTGCAAGCTTGATATAAAGGCTTCGTAATGGCAGTCCCAAGAAAAACATCGACAAGGCGTGCTGTATTAAGTTATGAGCAGTTAAGAAGGCTAACGACACAAGGTGGCTTTGAATGGCCCGACTTACTAGTTAAGGATTACCAAGGGATATTACAGGATTTTGCATTTCTTGCTGATGAAACCGATAACTTAGAACTTAGTTTAAGTGAAAGAATTACAGCACTTGAATATAGAGTTTATGAAAACGTAAGCACGACGATAAGCTTAACCGCTGAAGAATTTCAAATAATACTATGTAAAAATACTTCAAATATAAATGTAACTTTAAAATTAGATCCTATTGATGGCGATGAAATTTCAGTAATAAGAACAAATGCAACAGTGAAAGTTATCGGCACTATAAACGGCAAAACAAACTTAACTTTAAATAGAAAAGGTAGTGGGCCTAAATTCCGTTATGATGCAGCCGATCTAACTTGGTGGAGAATATAAATGAGTGAAAATGTAACACAAGAGTTAGCGACGACAGCATTTGGCGAGCTTAAGGCCGAGGCAATGACACCTATCACGCAGATAAACGCGCAATACGGATTATTGACCAATGTGCTAACTGTTACTGATAATGCTGCTTCTGGTACTAACTCAATAATAGATAGTAAGTTTACGTGCGACTCGGGAATTGCTGCTGATGGTTTAGCTTCGGTGTTAACACTAAGGCAGTTAGCTTACAGGGCAGGGCAAGGCGCAATGGGTAGGTTTACAGCTATTTTTAGTGCTGGCGTTCCTGATAACACTCAAGCAGCCGGTTTGATTACTGCTGAAAATAGCTTTGCCTTTGCGTATATAGGCACAACCTTTGGCATTCTTCATGCTCACAATGGAGAGGACGAGCTTCAAGAGCTAACTTTAACCGTGTCTGGTGGCTCTGAAAACGCCACTATTACCGTTGATGGCAATGCTTATATAGTGGCGCTATCTGGTGTCGGTACGGTGCAGGGAGATGCTTTTGAAATATCAGAAAGTCTAAACGCGCAAGTAATTAATTACATTTTTACGTCTAATGATGATCAAGTGGTCATGCAATCAGTATTGCCAGGGCCACAAGGTTTGTTTTCTTATTCAAGCGCGGGCAGTTCGGTTGGCTCACTCTCACAGATAGTTGCGGGTGTGACAGGTATAAATGACTTTACCCCCCAATCAAGTTGGAATAGAGATAAAATGGTTGCGTTAGATCCTACTATGGGTAACGTTTACCAAGTGCAGTTTCAATATTTAGGGTTTGGTGCTATAGATTTTTACGTGGAGGATGGCCCGACAGGTGAGTTTGTACTAGTTCATAAAATTGAATTTGCAAACAACAACACCATACCCAGTGTAAGTAACCCTACGTTTAGGCTTGGATGGTTATCTAGTAATTCTGGCAATGCCACTAGTGTAAGGGTTCAAGGTTCATCTGCTGGCGCCTTTATAGAGGGCTTAGTGGTTAGAGATACGCCGCCAAGGTCTGCCAATAATGAGCAAGTAGGAGTAACAACGGCGCTAACCAATATATTATCATTAAGAAATAGGATCTCATTTGGTGGTAAGGTTAACCGCGCAGAGCTGTTCCCTCAACTTGTATCGGCATCTAGCCAAACTAATAAAGCTGCATTTTTTAAAATAATACTAAATCCTACCTTTGCCTCTCCTGTGAACTTCACTTACCTTAATAAGGTTAGCTCTATATCTGAAGTGGCTACCACATCTGTGGGTGTGTCTGGAGGGCAAGATATAGGCTCGGTAACTATTACCAATACTGGCTCTATAGTGTTAAGGTTTAATGAGGGGCAGGTTACTCCAGTGCACCCAGGTTCAACAATTTGCTTGGCTGCTCAGATGAGTTCAGGCTCAGCGTCAGACTGCCAAGCAACGATAACATGGCAAGAGGATTTGTAGTGAATACTGTGTTTTTTATTTGTGGTATAATTAACAAAATTTAAGAGGAAATGTTATGGGTTTATTTAAAAAGTTAGCAGGTATTGCAACTCTAGGCTTGGTTGGCGATGACCCATTTAAAATGTTCAGGACAGGAGCAACGCAAGCGGCAAAAGGTGCGAAAGTAGCCGGCGAAGAATCACTAGCTGAACAACAAGCATTAAAGGAGCAGATAGGCGGCATTTACGACCCTCGAATACAATCAGGAGAGAAAGCCTTTGGTGAGTTAGAGGGGTTTTATGGGGGCGATCAGCAGACTATTATAGATCAAGCTCAAGCATCCCCGTTTATGTCCCAGCTTGTTAATACTGGCGAGTCAGCTATTGCTAGAAACGCTCAAATGACGGGCGGCTTTAGGTCTGGTACCACACAAGAAAACCTTGCTAGTAATTCTCAAAATGTATTGATGAATTTAGTTCAGCAAATATTACAAGGTAAGGAAGGTATTGCTCAATCTGGTTTTGGTGCTACTGATGCCTATACAACCGCATTACAAAACATTGTTGCCGGTACGGGTGCTACTCGCGGCGAGATTGCCAACATTGATGTAAACAGGGCAGCTCAAAGAGGCAACATGATCGGGGGCTTGGTTAGTGGGGTAGCTAGCGTAGGTTCGGCACTTGCTGGCGCTCCAAATATAACACAGACAGGAACGCGATTGGCGTAGGGTGATTGGTATGGGTTTTCAAGTTGATATGTCACCACTAGAAAGAAGCTCTGCAAATATAGGGCGTTCTCTAATGGGTATAGGGCAAAATATTGGTGGCGCAATACAAAGAAGCGACCAACAACAAAGGCAGCAACAAGAGCAAGGCGATGTTGAGGCGTTTATGCGTCAGGCTATGTCTGGTGATCCTGTTGCATTTCAAGAGTTAATGATTAAAAGCCCACAAGCTGCGCGTATGGTTGCAGAACATCTACAGCAACAGAAAGCGACCCAACAAGGCGAACAGCAACAGTTTCAATCTCAAATGGATAATGATACTGCTGACTTTGTTGAGTTGATGCACTTAGCACCACCAGAGCAACAAGAGGCGATGTTTAACGCTGCCATTGATGACCCTCGTTATGATATTGATGAGGAAGATCGCCCGTTATTTATGGATGTTAACGCACGAAAAGCGCTAATCGGACAGGTTAAAGGCCAAGAGTATTCTGAAAACTTCTTTGGTGGTTCAGGTGATGGAGATCTACCAGCTGAAACGGTTGGCTTTAACGACTTAATAAAAGACTTTACACCAGAGCAGAAAAAACTCGCTAAACAAGTTAAGGCTGGCATTAAAGGTCGCGCTATAAGTAACGCTGAGTTATCCGCCATACAGTCCGGAGAAATAGACGACTACGGAAAATGGAAAGTACAACAAAGGCAGGCTGAAAAGTTTGCTGAATTAACCGGATCATCTAGAGCGAAAGCAATTGATTCTGGCATTGAAAAGATAGCTAAAATAGACTTAGGCTTATCCAATATAGACGCAGCTATACAGGCGATCAATGATGGCGCTGGTACTGGTGCTATAGAGAAAAGATTCCCTTCATTAAGGGCTGCTTCTATAGCTCTTGATAACATACAGGGAAGAATGGCACTTGATGTAATTGGCGCGGTAACTTTTGGTGCGCTATCTCAAGGAGAATTAGATTTAGCTAAATCGGTTGCATTACCAACGGGGCTAGAGGCACCTGAATTAATAAAATACCTTAACGACAAAAAGGCTGCACAACAAAAGCTTCGTGATTATTACAACGAGCAAATTCAATTCTTAGATCAAGGCGGCACTGTTGCAGGATTTATGAGGCAAAAAGAAAGGGGTTCGATTAATAAGCCAGTACAAGGTCAGGGTTCATCAAACCAAGACCAACAAGCGCTACAGTGGGCGAAAGCAAACCCTAACGACCCACGAGCAGCGAAAATATTAAATAAGTTACAGTCAGGAGCGCAATAATGGCTAATGAATTTAATCCTGATGCATATCTTGCCACAAGCCAAGATTTCAACCCTGATGCGTACTTAAGTGGTGATCAACGACCTGCCGTATCAAGTGAATCAGCAGGGAATATTGATGTTCCTGGTGGCGGACAAGTTTCACAAGCGGCACCAAAAGATAGGGGTCTTGGTGAAACGATAGAGGGATTAGGTGAAGCTGCGTTAACATTAGGCACTGGAGCTACTACCGGTGCATTAGGGTTTGGCGTTGGGACTTTAACTGGCGCGATAGGTGAGCTTACAGGTAGATTAAAACCAGGTGAAGGGCTGGAAGAGGCGCAAGCTTTAGCGGCTAAGTTGACCAACCTACCAGAAAGTGAATCAGGTAAAGATTTCGTTAAAGTCATTGGTGAAACACTAGGCACTCTACCGCCTGTCGGATTGACTGGTGGCGTTACGCCTAAAATCGCATTGCCTAAAGCTGAATTGCCAAGCTTTAATCTCCCAAAAAGCAGAAACAAAACTCTTAACGCTCTTGGTGAAGCAGCACCAGAGCAGGTATTAAAAAGCTTTAAGAAAAAACTAGGTGATGACCATTTTACACCTAGAATATGGGGTATGGTTAGGGCTGCCCGTAAGCAGGGTTTTGATGACTCAGTTACAACTATGATGGCGAACTCTACACCTAACACTAAAAGAGGAATGTTAAAGCAAATCTCATTGATAGAAAGAACCAAAGGCGATGCAAGAGCTAAAGCACTTGAGGGTGTCTCGGATATTTCAGGTAATTCATTGCTTAGAAATATTGATTTTGTGAAAGGAAATCAAGATCAAGCTGGTATTCAATTAGGTAGAGTGGCCAAAGGATTAAAAGGAAAGGATGTCAATGTGAATGAGCCAATAAGTTCATTCTTTAAAGGCATGGAGAGGCTAGGTGTTAAGTTTGATGAAAACGGAAAGCCTAACTTTGAAAATGCAGTATTTGAGGGTACAGCACCCGCTGAAAATCTAGTGAAGAAAATATCTTTACGAATAAAAAGGAATGATGGGTTTGGTAAGGCTGACGGTTTTAAAGCTCACGAATTCAAAAAATTCATAGATGAAAATGTAAGCTTTGAAAAGTCAGAAGGCGGTCTGAGTGGAAGAGTTGATAGGGTTGTAAAATCTCTTCGTAGTAATATAAAT